AAGACGCTTTCATCGCCATAAGTTTATCTGGGGAGATAAGTGTATTGCCAATACCATGGAACGTGTTACCGAACTCTTGCTCAAACTGTAACTCAGATGTGTTTGCTACGGTTTGTTTCTTCCATTCTTCGTCTCTTCCAGGAACATCCCACCAATCAACCCTGAATGGTTTATATTCGTTCGTTCCTTGTACTGCCCCTTCCCATAACTTTTGATACACGTTACCGATACCATTTGCTGTAGAAGTTATGATAACTCTAGAAGTTTTACCCGAAGATACTACTGGATATGTACTAGTATAGAACTGTCCAGCATTCTCTACAAACGCAAACTCGTCAAGGAATAGTAAGTTAACAGACATACCACGAATAGAAGATCCGCTAGTAGCAGAGGCAATAATCCTTGAGTTATTACTGAATTCTATTGAACCCTTGTTCAGAGTTTTACATCCAGGTTGCAAAAAGAAAGGCAGGTTTTCCAGAGCAAGCGTGATACGAGTTAGCATTTCTCTAGCAGTAGCACCTTTGTTTGCTAGGATTGCGATAGTTTTTTCTGGATTAAACAACGCATACCAAAGCAGATAAACAACCGAACTTATAGATTTCCCTGATTGCCTACAAGCTAATACAATAGAAAATCTACTGTCTTGAAAATGATCGAACATGTTCTTTTGGTAGGGGTATAATTTGAATGGAACAAGACCCTTGTCGAGGGAAACGACTTTCACGTAGGTCTCAGCGAAGTATGAAGGATCCTCCATACAACGTTTGTATTCTGAGATCTCTTGGACGCTCCAGTTTTGTTCAACCCCATCACGCTTTACATTAGGATTGCCTAGATATCCAAGATCGCTATTCTTGACCTTCTGCATCTATTTCCTTTTCTTCTCGCCTTTGATGTAGCATCTTCTGTAGATCTGTAGCTGAACCGACAAACACATTATTTTGAGTTAGTTGTTTTGGTTGTTCTGACGCTTCAATCTTATCTACATCTTTCTTTTGCTTTTGTAGATGCATTAGCTTGTCTGAAACATCAGCAGTATTTTTGATCATGCCAGAAAGAACTTCAAATGCACGAGGATGCTCACTCTCACGAGCAAGGTCTAACATCAAGTCAATCGCCTCTTGCCCCTTTTCGACTAACTCGTAATAGTTAGTTCTTGCAAAGGAGTAATCATCATTAACATCATCTTTTTTGTTACTCATATTAATTAACCGTGTAATTGGTGACCTCAACAGTCGTACTAGTATTTAGACCTACTAGATTTTCTCCAATTTGCGGGAACCCTTCCAAATTCGTAAGGGTAAATGTGGTTTCGTTAGCGGTTTCGTCATAGGATCTTGCCACTAAACCATAGATCGCTGAGGTTTCCCCCAAGAATGGTTCATTTGACCCAAACCCTGATGATATATCCCCAGAGACTGTCATAGTAATAGAAGTTACATTTGGAATAAAGTCTTTAGATTCCACAATAGCGAAATTGTCTGTACCATCAGAACCAAATGGAGCCACTCGAGTGTTTAAGTTTTCTAGGTGGGCATTATCTTCCGCATTAAGGAAAGTAACCTCTGTAGCTTTAACTAGTTTATTCGTAGCAGCACTACCAAAGAACTTAACACGCATTGTAAAGTCTAGAGTATAGACTAGTACACGTCTTGCTTCGAAGTCTCCCTCATAGTCATCAGAGATAGAAACCCCCTCTAAAGAAATAGGGACATCTGTATTTTGGTCTACGCCATCTACAAGATTAGCTGAGACTGTATACTCTGGTTGGAATATAGGAAGAATTTGTTCTAGTATTTGTAGTCCTTCGTCTTGGTTTTTAGCCAAGATGTTTAACTGCATACCAATCTTATAAGGTACAAAAGAAACGCTATCAGCAGAATCTCCTGTCTGATTGGTCACTAGTTTGTTAAATCGGTTTAGTTTAGATTCAGTGTCATACGTGAGTGAAGTAATCTCAAACGACAGACGTGGGATCTTGATCGCTATCTTAGAAGAAGAAAGATCTCTTTGACCTTCAATCCTAGCAATAAACTTTTGTTTTGGTCCATAAGAAAGTGGAACCTTTACTATCTGACCAGAAGTACCACTTTGACGGATAATGTTTATATCATTAAACAGAGTACCAAAAATAGCTACTGATTTTCTTAGAATAGCATGATAAAAATGACCACCAAACATTAGAAGTCTCCAAATGGGTTTGATTCAGTAAAGTCAAGAACGGCTGCAGCCTCAGTTTCAAATTCTTGGTTCTTAGCGTAGTTATCTTGAACGGATTCTTCTGTAGCACCCTCCATATCTTTGATAGCTGTAATAGTTCCAGAGCCACCAGATACTTCTGTTGTAACGCTACCGCCAACAGTAAACTGATGATACTTACTATCGCTAGTTCTTATGCTGTGAAGATAAATCTTAGAAGTTGTACTAGCAGCAATATCTTTATATGAAGCAACCGCACCAGAAATAGTAACCCCATCTTCTAAAGTTTCGGTAATATTCTCGCCTATAATAAAGTCTGTCCCAGCAATACCACTGATAGTAAGTTCTTGCTGATAGGCAAATAGGTTACTAATATTGTCAACTTCAGCATTACCAGTATCGAACTTCTCATCGCCAAACTCATAAAGAGAGCAGATAAGCTGATAGGTCGGCAAGTTTTGGAGTTGATAGAAAGGTTTTTCATGCTCTACTTTATCGATCTGGAAGAAAGACTTAGACATAGGAAGATAAATTAGATCTCCCTCATTAGGTCTATAGTTAGTCAACTCATTATTGAATACACCTACTGATTGCTCCCAGCGTCTCTTTGACACTACAAACGTTGCCGTATCTCTAATCTCTAACCCGAACTTGGTCATAAGTTCGCTTTCGCCACCGAATCCTTCAGGGTTTTCGATATACATCTCTAATGTATAAGAATCATCAAATTGAGATTCTACTGTTTCGCCCAGAATGTAATCACGCTCTACGATATTTCTCGGTAGGTAATAGACATCCTGCCCATACATTTTCAAAGATTCAATTACAATATCTTCGTATAGGTTTTGTTCGCTTTTTACTGCGGGCGAAAAATATACATTAGTGGCCATCTTTTACCCCATGAAGAAATTGACTGGTAACTCGTGTGTTAACCTTACTTGTTCTTCTAGCTTCTCTAGATCTTGCATTGCATCCTCATATATCTGACGACCATTAATCGTCACTCCTCCAGGAAGTTGCATTCCTTCAAACTTTATTAGGTTAGCACCCCATTGTTTCTTGATAAGAGCAGTTGAATATCTTTTGAGGAACATATCGTTCCAAATAGAGGTAGAACCTGACGTTCCGTCGTGAGGTGTCACGTGCATAGTTGCTGCTACGATAATAATACTCCCGACTTTGAGATCTTCTTCGCCAACATCAAGATATATTTTATTCTCGTGGCGTGCCCATCTAATAAGTTCGCTCGCCCCAGAACCTATCTTCATATCATACATAGCTAGATTTTGCTGTACCATTTCATAGTAAGCAAGATTGCCGAGATTTCCTAACTGATAAACATCGTTCAGGTGCATCTGATATTTAACATCAAACATGTTAAAGCCAGCATCTTCAGCGATAGGTAAGATGCGCTCTACAAAGATAACCGAATCAGCTACAGTGATAAACTTATTAGTTACATCATCGGCAGTAATCGTATGAGGGATAAACATCTTCTTGGTAGCATCTGAATGATATTCTTGATAGAATTGTAATGCTTCATCAATTCTTTCTTCTGCTTGATCAGGGTCAACGTTTATCTCGATTACTGGATCGCCCAACTGTCTAAAACAGTAGTCGATTAAATCTTGCCTAGATGCTGGGGTTGCCATATGAAATAGTCCTAGATTAAATTATTTAATATCTTCTAAGTCTATTTATACTTTTTAAAAGGCTAGGGGTCAATCAAATAATAGCAAATTTTAGATATGCAAAGCTCGCACAATCGACGCCATAATAAACATCAATCGTATCTCCAGTATTTAAATAATATGCAGGAGATTTAGCATGGTAATATTGATTTGAAACCCTATAACTTGAGGTAGCAGTAGTTTCAAAGTAGCCAAATCCTCTACTTGTATTGTTATTATTGGGAAACCCTTGTGCGATGTTGTATAGTCTTCCAGTACCTCCACTGGTTGTGGGTGAATTCACGCTTCTTATCACAAACCTTCCGTTGCTTCCAGAATTAAATGCAGTAATGGTAGTTGCTGCTGATTCGTTCCATTGATCAGGATTAGGGGCTTGTGGTGGAACTGTATTATATGTTTTCCATCCAGGTTGAAGAGTGCCGTCGTCTCGTTCAAATGGATATATCGTGTCATTTATAGCATATGATGCAAATTGAGCATCTCCACGGAAATAAGATGCAGTACCGCCAGTACCATCTAGTTGTGCACTAATATGTAAATATTTTGTCCCAGAAGTTCCTGTATATGTTAATGTGACTCTTCTCCAATATTCAGTCCCTGATATTTGGGTGTTGCTATTTACAGAACCCACAACACCAGGAGCAGGAATATCAGTATCCGTAAATGTGTCATTAGCACTGTTGTATGAACCATGAGGGTATGTTGGGGTGTATGTCTTTCCATACATATCATCTAGACTAACTGAGTTCGGGGTAGCCGCAGTGGCATTAGCTAATATTCTAGACCCATAATCATTCAACGAAATTTGTTTTCCTGCCACACCTTTTATTTCTAATTGAACAGAATTGGCGGGTTTATCTCCAGACATGGTCATTTCCATTGCTGGTGTAGAAGAACCAGTTGACGCAGTTCCTGTAAAGGAATATATTCTAGCTCCATAGGGTTGATATACATTTACGGCAAAAGATGCTGTGCTAGAACTGCTAAAATCTACTTCAATAGTTGTTACTGAATTTGAGCTTGAACTATTGGCTGTACTAATAGTTGCCGAACAATTACTAGTGCTAACAATCGAAGGTGTATATGAACTCAATAAAGTTACTGTAGCTGTATGATTATTGCGTGCTATTTTTGGAGCAGTAGTATTTGAGGCGTTACCGCCCCTTATGCTCGCCTCAAATACAAATTTATCGTCAACTACAAGCGTCATTAGTCAGGCTCGCCATTGTCAATTTCTGGGTTCGACCAATTCCAAGGATCTACCTCGTGATCAGTTGGGTTCTTAGATAGAGAAATATCTTCTGCAATTGCTGACTCTATAGTAGCGACTTCTTCTTCGCCGAGAGCAGTTTTAGCCCATCCAATCGCAATATCTTTAGTTACATCAGCCCATGCAATAAAACCTTCAGCAGAAGGATCTGCTTCAACATCAACGCTCCCATAGCGTCTACCTCTATGAATTACCTGCTTGCTTGCATCTTGTACTGTTTCATAGTCTGTGGCTTCCCAATGTACTATTCTAATAGAACCATCAGAAATACTCGAATCGACCTTTATTATATTCCAAGTAACAGCCATTCTATTTCTCCATTTCCATCATTTTTGTTTCTAGCTCAGTAACCTTTTTCGTTAATTCTTTTATTGACTCAATCAATAAAGGTGTCAGCTTGTCATAATGAACACTTTTATAGTCTTCTCCAAACTCGTCTTGACCTACCGCAGATTTAGTTACAATCTCAGGCAATACTTCTTCAACCTCTTGAGCAGAAACACCAACCTCTAGTTCGGTATTATCCACACCCAAAGAATGCGCTAATGCGTT